GCATTTGTCATAAATACTAACAATAATAAAGTTTTACCACTTTAATAGGAGATAAAGAAAATGGCATTAGTTTCACCAGGAGTACAGGTTAGTGTAATAGACGAAAGTTTCTACACACCAGCAGAACCGGGCACAGTCCCAATGATATTTGTTGCTTCGGCACAAGATAAAACAAACAGTTCAGGAACAGGAACAGCACAAGGTACATTAGCCGCTAACGCAGGCAAAGTATACTTGATGACTTCACAAAGAGAATTAGCAGAAACATTTGGCGATCCAGTTTTTAAAACTGACGCAAGTAATAATCCTATACACGGTGGTGAAACAAATGAATACGGATTACAAGCGGCTTATTCTTATTTAGGTGTAGCCAACAGAGCATATGTTGTAAGAGCAGGTATTAACTTAGGACAATTAGAAGCAAGTGCAACAGCACCGGCGGCTAATCCAGAATCAGGTACATACTGGTTTGACACAGCAAACTCTAAATTTGGAATTTTTGAATGGAATGGTGCTTCTGCATCAACAACGGGCGGACAAACATTCACAAACAAAATACCTCACGTAATCACAGACACAGCATTTGTATCAGCAGGCGTTCCTAAAAACTCTTTTGGACAAGCAGGCGATTATGCTATCGTGGCTACTGACGATGCTAACACAATGTATTATAAAAAATACAACGGTGACTGGGTAGCAGTTGGAACAGCAGACTGGGTTGGATCAAATCCAACTGTTTCTGGTTCTACAGCAACAGCAGGTTACACAGGTGTTATTGGTTCAGGTACAAACTTTACAATCACTATTAATGCTGGTGTGACAACAATCACAACAACTGGCACAACAGTTGCGGCAGTGGCTAACGACATCACAGGCGCTGGTGTTACAGGATTATCAGCAAGAGCAGTTGGTGGTTTATTAGCGATTTATTACAATGGTTCGGCAGATGCTGACATTCAAATCACTAGCGGAACATTAGACACATCAATAGCATTAGGTATTGCTCCTGGTACTTACTATGTTCCAGCATTATCAACTGGTCCACACACTTCAGTTCCAGCATTCAAATCAACAGATTCGAATCCAAGACCAACTGGTTCTGTTTGGGTTAAAACAACTACTCCTAATTCAGGGGCTGTTTGGGCAGTTAAAAAATTCAACGGTACTACAAAATTATGGGAAACTATTTCCGCACCAATTTACGCAAGTAACGAAGAGGCTTTATACAATTTAGATAGAGCAGGCGGCGGATTAAATCTTGCTGTAGGCGATCTGTATATTGATTGGGAAAATTCTGCAACTGGTTTAGATCAAACTATTCACAGAAGAGAATCAACAGGTTCAACAGCAATCACAAGTTCAGTGATAGCGGCACAAGTTTCAACTGGTGCTCAATCATTTACTATTGCTGAATCAATTGTTGGTCAAGCGGCTTTAAATTCAGCAATCACTGTTAGTGTAACTCCAACAGGAGCGGCAACTGACGCAGATTTAATTGCTGGTCAAATCAATGGCGCAGGCTTTACAAACATTAAAGCAAGTGTTGATGCAACTAACAGAGTAGTAATTGAACATACAAAAGGCGGAGACTTTGTGATAGTAGATACATCAGGTGTATTTGCTTCTATGGGATTCTCAGCATACAATTATGTGACAAAAGCAGGAACACCAAACTTATACACAGATGGTTCAAACTTTAGAGCAACTAACTGGAAAATTTTATCTTACACACCAAGTGACACAGCAGTAACAACAACTGCGGCAGACGGTCAATTATGGTATTCATCAATTGTTGATGAAGTTGATATAATGTATCACAACGGTACAAACTGGAAAGGATACTCAGCAGTATCAAGTTCAGATCCAGCAGGTCCACAAGTTAAATCAACTGCTCCAACTACACAATCAGATGGAACAGCACTTGTAGAAGGTGACTTATGGATTTCAACAGCAGACTTAGAAAACTATCCAACAATTTACAAATGGAATGCTTCTACTTTAAAATGGGTTGAAGTTGACAAAACTGATCAAACAACAGAAAACGGAATATTGTTTGCTGATGCGAGATGGAGTACAGCAGGTGCTAATTCAACTGCGGCTACAATCGCTGAATTATTAGCAAGTGATTACTTAGACACAGATGCTCCAGATCCAGCATTATATCCAAAAGGTATGTTGTTATGGAACCTAAGACGTTCTGGATTTAATGTTAAGAAATTTGTGAGAAATCATGTTGATGTAACAGCAAGAAACACAAGAGGTTCAGACAAAGACTCTCTAATGTCAAGTTACTATCCACACAAATGGGTAACTGAATCAGCAAACCAAGTAGACGGTGCAGGTTCGTTTGGCAGAAAAGCACAAAGAAAAGTTATTATACAATCTTTACAAGCAACGGTTAACTCTAATCAAGAAATTAGAGATGACGAATCTAGATTGTTCAATTTAATGGCAACACCTGGTTATCCAGAATTGATTGGTGAAATGATTTCACTAAACAATGATAGAGGATTATCAGCATTCATAGTTGGTGACTCACCAATGAGATTAACACCAGATGCAACAACTTTACAAGATTGGGCATCAAATGTTAAAAAAGCAGTTGAAGATAACGACAATGGTTTAGTAAGCACAGACTCATACTTGGGTGTGTTTTATCCATCAGGTTTCACTTCAGACAACTTTGGTAACAATGTAGTTGTTCCAGCATCACACATGATGTTAAGAACTATTGCGTTAAGTGATCAGGTTAGTTTCCCATGGTTTGCTCCAGCAGGAACTAGAAGAGGTGGAATTACAAACGCTTCAGCAACAGGTTATATCAACAGCGAAGGTGAATTTGTTTCAACAGCATTAAATGAAGGTCAAAGAGACACATTGTACACAAACAATGTAAACCCAATCACTTTCATAACAGGTGCTGGTTTAGTGAACTACGGACAAAAAACTAGATTTGCTGGAAGTTCTGCACTAGACAGAATCAACGTTGCTAGATTAGTAATCTACTTAAGAAGTCAATTGAACAAATTGGCAAGACCTTATGTGTTTGAACCAAATGATAAAATCACAAGAGATGAAATCAAGGCTCAAGCAGAAAGTTTATTACTAGAACTAGTGGGTAATAGAGCAATCTATGACTTCTTAGTTGTGTGTGATGAATCAAACAACACACCTACAAGAATAGACAGAAACGAGTTGTACTTGGATATTGCAATTGAACCAGTCAAAGCAGTTGAGTTCATCTACGTACCATTAAGATTGAAAAACACTGGTGAAATAGCAGGATTATAATAAGATAAATATTATAGGAGAAACAAATGAGTATATCTACACTATCAAAAATTACAGTACCTTTAGACAGTAACCAATCTGCTTCTAATCAAGGTCTGTTAATGCCAAAGTTACAGTATCGTTTTAGAGTAAGTCTTGAAAACTTTGGTGTATCTACACCAACTACTGAACTAACAAAACAAGTTGTAGATATTACAAGACCTAATTTAACTTTTGAAACAACTACAATTGACGTTTATAACTCTAAAGTTTACCTAGCAGGTAAACACACTTGGGAAACTGTAACACTTACATTAAGAGAAGATGTTGCTAACAATGTTCAAAAACTTGTTGGTGAACAATTACAGAAACAATTCGACTTCTTCGAAATGAGTGCGGCGGCTTCAGGTGCTGATTATAAATTCGTTACTAGAATCGAAATTACAGATGGTGGTAACGGTGCAAATGTTCCTAACATTTTAGAAACATTTGAATTATATGGTTGTTATATAGAATCTGCAAACTACAATCAGTTAGCGTACGGTACTAGCGATCCAGTTACTGTTACGTTAGCAATAAGATATGACAACGCTATTCAAACTCCGCAAGGAACTGGCGTTGGTACTGCTGTAGGCAGAACTGTAAATACTTTAATTACAGGCGGCGGTGCATAATTTTCGTAAGCATTTATAAAGCAATAAGGGGGCTTCGGCCCCTTTTTTGTTTTTAAAACATCACATTTTTCCCGTACATAAATACAGTATATGGCAAATTTACTCAAAGGTTTTTTAGATAATGTGTTCAAAGGTACCTTGAATCCAAAAGGTAATTTGGCAGATTTTGCTCACGCATCAAGATTGTATGTTGATGACAGTTTTAGATTAGCGCCAAAACAAAAATTTTTATATCACGTTGTATTCAACATAAACCCAAATGCTAAAATTACTGATCCTCCACTGGATAATCATCAACGTGAATTGAATATGTTAGTCAAGGCGGTAGATCTGCCTCAGTACACTGTGGACATGGTTACTGCTCAACAATATAATAAAAAAAGAAAAATACAAACAAAAATTTCATATGATCCTATCATGATAACATTTCATGATGACAACTATGGAGTAACCACAGCGTTATGGGAAACTTATTATAGATATTATTTCAAGGATGGTGAATATGGCAGTAAAGATATTGTAGGTAATCAAAACACTAGTACAAAAGGTGCTTTTGGAAGAGGCAATGCTTATGGAGATGCCAAAGTAAATCAAAATAGATTTGGTTTGGATTCAGATGCCAAAGAAGCATTTTTTACCAGTATTCAAATTTATCAAATGGCAAGAAAAACTTACACTTGCTATACACTTGTGAATCCGATTGTACAAAGATGGCAACATGATTCAATGAACAATCAAGAGTCGTCACCGGTACAAAATCAAATGACTGTGGAATATGAAGCAGTGTTTTATTCAAGAGGCAGAGTACAAGCCAACGGTGCTCCAGCAGGATTCGGTCAAGAGCATTACGACAAAACTCCATCACCTAATTCTTTATCAGGTGGAGGATCTACAAGTTTGTTAGGTACAGGAGGAATTCTTTCAGGTCTGTTTGGATCTAATGACGGACCTTATACATACATTGGTAGTCAGTTAGGTGGAGGTAGAGGAGGAATCACATTGGGTTCAATCATACGAACTGCCAACAGATTAAAAAATGCTAAAAATCTTTCTAAAGCAGGACTTAGACAAGAAGGTTTTAATATTTTAACAGGAGCAATTGGAAGAATAGGCAATACCAGTGACAGAGGACGAGGTGTACCTAATACGTTTATAGGTAGAAGTGCATCTAACATTGCATCAGGAATACAAGCAGTAACTAAAGCAGTTATAAGGAATAGATAATGACCAGTTTACCAAATAACAATAATGATAGTAATCAGCCAATAAAAGAATTTTTCAACAACTATTTTAATGATACAATTAGTTTTCCAAGCAACGATGTAGATGCAGTTATAGGTTATTTTGAATCAAGAGGCTTTGATCGTACAGCAAGTATATCGACAGCAACAGTAATTTTGCAACAAGCAAAAATTGATGGAGTAAAAGTTTTTGCATTGTTGGACACACTTAAAGGAATGTCAGATGTACAACTCAGTTACATCGTAACAGAAATCTTAAATCATAATAGATCAAACACTTCTTCTTTAGGTTATAAAGTAGACAATAAAGAAGATCTTTCTGAAAAAAGAAACATAGTGGTATAAGCCAATGGCGAAATTCGCTCAAGGTAGATTCCAAATGAAAAATCCGGACAAATATATCGGTGGTCGTTCTCCGTTATATAGAAGCAGTTGGGAGTTTGCTTTTATGAGATTTTGTGACGAAAGTCCTAGCATTCAAAAATGGGCCAATGAAGCATTGAAGATTCCATACAAACATCCACTAACAGGAAAATTTACAATTTATGTTCCAGATTTTTTTATAGCCTATGTGGATAAAAATGGAAAACCTCACGCAGAAGTAATTGAAATAAAACCAGAAAACCAAACACTAACTGAAAAGGTTGGACGCAGTAGGCACAATCAAGCACAACTCATAATTAATAAAGCCAAGTGGGCCAGTGCTCAAATGTGGTGTAAGAATAAAGGATTTCATTTCAGAGTGGTAAATGAAAAAGACATCTTTCATAATGGTAGAAAAGGATAATACCTATCTATAAATAATTGTATGACCAAAAAATTAGAAGAACTTCTTAACTTG